CAATTGTTATTTCACGCAAATGATATTATTAAGTATATGCCGATTAGTAAGGGGACGGCGGATATGATAACCCCGTTTTTTGATTTCACCGGGAGGTCCGCGGGGGTTCCGCCCCCCAACGACGGTAACCTAGTAAATATTATGAGTGGCGGTGCGATGGCCGGTGCGATGGCCGGTGCTACAGGCGGTGCGATGGCCGGCACAGCCCCGCCGTTGGGGGGCGGACCCCCCATAGCACGACCGTCGTTGGGGGGCGGAACCCCCGCCGAGAGACGAGTTCTCAATTCCGGCAAGGGCTCTAGCAAGCGAAGTGTCAGTGAAACAAAGAAGAAATACGTCGCAGCACAACAGGGCTGGAAATGCGGTGATTGTCAACGTCAATTGCCTGCGTGGTTTGAAGTCGATCATGTCATTGCTTTAGAACACGGTGGATCGAATCACGTCGATAATTTAGTAGCATTGTGTCGTGATTGCCACGGGAAAAAGACCGCGATGTCGTTCTTATAAACGCCCGACGAGGGCGGCCGTTCGAGACGGCGGTAGACGGCGGTAGACGGCGGTAGACGGCGAAGCATTATTATATCTTATAATTATAACTGGGTGTTGTTGTAATTATAAATTATTCATCATAAATTATTCATTATATGGATGCCACCGCCTCTGTAGAAGAATCATTTCATATAAATAAATTACTAGACTATTTACCTATTATTATTATTTCTGTCATATTCCTTGTCGGGTTTTTTTCGTGGAATGTTGTCCGATCAGAGTTGGCTAGTTTTATGATGTTGATATTGGTATTTATATACGCATTATGGGTAATGAAAGGAGACGTGAAATCGTATAAGAAATGGCTAAGCGGCACCGGCACTGACGCTGAAAAATATATATTACCGAGGGTACATCAGGGTATGGGTCAGGCTCCAGCCGGTCAGCCCCAAAATCCGTTTGAAGGCAAAGTACCCGCACTTGTCATCGGTATAATTATTGCGGTCTCAGTAGGTCTCGGTCTCGGGTTCGGCAGTATCCCCATTAATAATCGCCAATCGAAACCGTCAGAAGCTGACATAAATTCTCTAAACATATTTGGAGGCGCATTTTCTATAATCGGAATCGTATTGGTTCTTTACTCATTATGGAAAATCTTCCGCGAAAATACGTCGGGTAACGGCGACGACGCAGCAGATAAATCAACGACGAAAAAACTCGGGCTTGGTGGTTTCATCGGTTCGGTATTAGGATTTTATATGGTCGCACGTGCGAAAATAATCGAGAATGAAAGCAAGGAAATACTGGCGAGTCCGGATAAAGCGAAAGAGACAGAATATAAAGAAAATCCCGTGAATAATGGGGCAAGCACGGCATTGGTGATTGGATTGGTATTACAGGTGATTGGGTATGCGCTTGCCGCTGGCGGATTATACGCGTTTAATATGTTTGATTATAAAGATGCCGGTGGTGGTAGTGCGTGGGTTATAAAGTGTGTTTCTATTCTGGCGTTTTTCATGTGCGGGATTTTATGGATTGCGAAAAGTCAGAACTGGCCTGGATTCAAGGCCGACGATTCCAAGACCGGTTCGAAGGCGGTAGATTCATTTGACAATAATGTGTTTGCCGCACACGGTGGGATTTATATGATTTTCGCAGTTGTATTTCTTGTCCTCACTATCGGCGCATTAGAAAAATCGAAAACATACTATTTCTCTGGTGTTGTATTGGCGATTTTGTTATTTGGATGTTACATTTGGAACGCTGTTGAAATGGGTCTACAACAAAACAGTGATGAAATAACCAAAGAACAATCCCAGATATTGAGAGAAGAGGTCGCCAAAGAATTAAAGAAGAAGGCAGTTAATGGAGCCGCAGTAACAGATGATATGATCGACAATGCGGTTGTAGACCGCGTACGAATGAAACAAAAACCGTCCGAAATCGTAAACGGCGTTTTTATGACGCTTTCAGTGGTCATTATCTTGATGATTACTGTTTTCCGCACCGTGCGTCTACGGATGGGAATTTGTCGAGGATTTCCGAATGAAAATAGTTTATTGATTAATATATTTCAATCTCCGTTTATACATCCCGTTGATGCTGTGGCGGGACAAGCGGGTTATTATTGTGAGAATTTAAATGATGGTGCTAATGTGATTACAGAAGCAACACGTACGAAAGCGTATGATAAAATAAAAAAGGGCGAAATCGATAATGTAACTGGCGCAGAATGGGATGCTCTTTTGAATACGTATAGCAGTATGGGGAACAATAATTTCTCTCCTTCGGTCGTTCGCATAGCCAAAGGTGCCATGTGGAACCCCTTTTTACTGGTGATACTCATTATCTCGTGGGTTGCTATTTTGTTCACACGCGTATCTACATCCGAAACAACCAACGCCTGGATCGCACAGTCGTTTACCGGAGATATGTTTCCGAAAGTCAAAGAATTAATCGACACATTTTTTATTGTATTGATTGTCGGGCTTTTATTATGCGGAATATTATTGCTTCCGATGGTCAAGGAGCTCAACGTCGGCGGTCTGGATACAATTTTGCGGTTCGCAGAATCCATACAGGTATGGCAGTATAATTCAGATGCTACTACCCCATCGATTGGTCCCATGAAGGGCTTCCTGGTATTCATAGGATTCCTACTAATCGGGCTGATTGGACTGTCGTGGTATTGGCACTATCTCCTAACGAAAGACAGCACTATGCCAGAGGTGCCGTATGGGTGGGGGTGGGCCATCGCCCTCGCCGTTCTTTTTGCGTTTTGTTCGATACCCGGTTTATATTTTTTGATTGCCGGGCATCCAGTAGCAGATGCGTTTAAAAATGAATCAGGTATCGTCCGTATTATCCGGTTATTATTCACCGCGATTTATTTGATTCCCTGGTTGTTTGTTACCGTTTTCAAGTTAATTTTATACGGTATTCCTGGTTTACTAGGAGTCAGTGCGTTCAAAGATAAAGCTATAGAGGAGCTCAATAAATTCAAGTTTTGGGAATGGAAGGCGGATGGGCAGCAAGCTACCGACCGCATCATAGATCTTCGGTTATTTCCTACCGGTGACCCAATCGATCCTAAAAGTGTGACATCGATGGCCGCACCTGATTATACAGAGAAGGCACAACAAGATATAATAGCCGCAGCCGCAGTACCTAATGCGTCTCAGGTCGACAAAAACGCGATGGAAGAAGCGCTTAAAAATAAACCGGAAACACTCGACCAAACCAAAGTCGGCGCAATCGGTAAGCTCATCAAAGCCATATTACTGACAATTTCGTTCGTTATTTTGATACTCACGGTTATTTATTATGTGTATAAGGTCGGTTCGAATAATCGTAATGCGGAAGAAGACGCAGCATCTGGTGGTTTCGTCGCACAATTGAACTCGCCAACTGCCCAGGTGATTTACGTGATTATGGCGATTGTCGCGATTGCGGGTGTAGTCGCGTATATCCGAGGGAAATTCACCAAGGTGAATAGCAAAACGCCAGAAGACTACTTATTCGATGATTACAAACCCGAAGATACAAACACTCCAATGAAACAGCTCACATTCGGTATGACTCATATTATTTACATCGTGTTGATGGTAATTGTTTGGGTCTATGATACAGAACAAGATGATAAAAACCGGATGTCGGTGACGGGTATGACCGTTTTAGGTCTGGCAATCCTATTTTTTCATTATTTCTTAGAGTTCATCGATAATAAGAAGCCGGGTGAAGCTGGTGCCTCCGAGCCCGTAATGTTACCATTTTCAAATCTTCTCACAAATATTCGCTTCATTGTGAATACGATATTCTTTATACTGTTATGCGCACTTGCGTATTATAAACAACACTCCGTAATGGTCGTCCTTATTATCGTTATGTTCTTATTCCATCTCACGAAATCATTTATTGGTGTTAAATTCCTGCGCTTGCTTTGGTTATGTATTATTTATATTCCGTGTTTATTCCTCGGGCTTCTTACTAAGTCTCAAGGTGCCATCGGTGATACAACCCCTACGATCTGGATTATTCTGGCAATCGAGATTCTTCTCATCGCAATCTTATACGGCGGTCCATATTTGTTGAACTATATTGGTGCGTCTAATTCACAAATCATTGCCGCGCCGATTCCACTCCGGCCAAAACACGATACCGGATTAAATGCCCAGAGTCCAAAAATCTTTATTTTCCATAACACCGGAATGAACCGAAGCATCGACGATAAAGCCGCGAATTGCCCACCCGAAGAGAAGAAGCGATACAGTTATTCTATTTCCGGATGGTTTTGGTTGAATAACAATGTAACGGCGAATAACAAGGATTTAGAAATATTTAGTTTCGGCGGTGTTCCAACACTGACGTATAACCCGAATACGAACGAATTCAAAGTATCGTGTAAGACGATCAATTTGTCTACTGGAACACCTAACAGCACACCGACTGAAATATATAACTCACTCTTCAATTACAAGAATACCAAGAATTTAACCCCGACCGAAAAGGGTAAATTCGATATTTTAAATGAATTACAGACAGATAAACAATTGTCATTACAGAAATGGAATTATTTTGTTATTAATTATGATGGTAAATCGATGGATGTGTTTTTGAATAATGAGCTTGTCGCAAAAAGTACATTTATTGTTCCGGATATTACGATAGCGTCTATTACGAGCGGCGATGATGGCGGAACACCAGCAAAACCCCAAGGATTAAGTGGAAATATATGTAATGTAGCCTTTCACAAAGAGCCGCTGACGTTGGAACAAATCCGGTGGACATATAATATGTTGAAATCGCAAGACCCACCGATGATCGGAATGAAGACCATTGCGGATGAAGTGAAATCGACGGGTTCGACAAATGTGTATT